ATCAAACTGATGATGAAATAGTAGAACAGGATAAGTTAATTGCTGCAGAAATAGAAGCTGGATTATATGTTGATCCATTAGAAATGCAGGAATTAGAGGTAACTGCAGCTGCTACTGAAGTCGCTGCACAACAGGCTAGTTTGGAAAGTCCAGAGGCTCCTAAAGCACCAACTGGCGGCGAAATATAAATAAACTTAGTATATTTACATCATCGTGGATTCTGAACAATTGATTACTAAAGTGTTGGACGATGCTCCTGCACATGAAATAACTGATGCTATCAAAGATCTTCTATATGCAAAGTCTGCACAGAAGGTTGAAGGTGAAAGACCTGCAGCTGTTGCAGATCTGTTCAAAAGCGATGAAATGGAACCCGAAGAACCAACTGTAGCCCAAGAAGAGGAACCAGAAAATGAGGATTAAAGTATTAGCAGCTGAAGGAAATTTGTCCTCTGCATCTAATGTTGGTACAGCTACTGTAGTGAGATTATTTAACAATCATTCTGCAGCATTATTAATTACCAGAAAAACATCTGGTGGTACAACTATTGGTAGTATAACTGTCAATACTAAAGAGTCTGTTATTCTGGAAAAAGATTCTACAGATACACTTACTGCTGCATCCAATGGTGGAAGTGTCCTAGTCACACAAGTTGCTTACGGAAATTAAAGACAATGAAACTTATCAGAGAAGAAATAGAAAATGTAGAGGTTATCGTTGAGGAACGCAACGGTAAAAAGAGCCTTTATATTGAGGGTGTTTTCCTTCAAGGTGATATTAAAAATCGTAATGGTAGAATGTATCCTTCTAATACTCTCGGTAGAGAGGTAGCTAGATACAATGAAGCTTTTGTTAGTAAAGGTCGTGCTTTAGGAGAATTGGGACATCCTGATGGCCCTACTGTTAATCTCGATAGAGTTTCACATAAGATCATGTCCTTAAGACAGGAAGGATCTAATTTTATTGGTCGTGCTAAAGTTTTGAATACACCTATGGGTAATATTGCCAAGAATCTTCTTGATGAAGGAGTTAAACTTGGTGTTTCTTCTCGTGGTGTTGGTTCAGTTAGTATGAACAATGAAGGTGTTAACGTTGTAGGTGAAGACTTCATGTTAGCAACCGCAGCTGATATAGTTGCAGACCCCTCAGCTCCTGATGCTTTTGTCGATGGCATCATGGAAGGAAAGGATTGGATCTGGGATGGTGGTGTTCTCCGTGAAAAATTCGCAGAGAAGACATACAAACAGATCAACACTCTTGCAAGTTCACGTGAACTTCAAGAAAATAAACTAAGATTATTCCAAGACTTCTTAGGAAATCTTTAATTTTAAAGTTTTCTAAATAAGTATAGATTACATCTAATATAGCCGTAAAATCGGAGAGCAAAAACAATGTCCGTTGGAAAAGATTTACAAGAAATGGAAGTAGGCACTGTGCAATCCAAGACTGCCGTTAACGCTAACGCAAAATCTGGGATGCCGATAGATACTTCTATCAGTGCTGGATCCTATGAAGATCTTGGCGGGCCTGACCCATCTAACTATAAGCCTGATGATGACTCAGCCAAACTAAAAACTGGAGCATCAACAGTTGCACAAGTTAAAGACGTTGTGAACAAAGGTGCAAAGTCTGCCGTTAAGAGCGGAGACGTTAAGCCTGAGGAAGTACAACCAGATGAGAGTAAAGAAGTCGTATCAGAAGAAGAGACAGTAACTGAAGAACCAGTTGTTGAAACTCCTGAACTCAATGTTGAGGAAGATATGACCGCATTGTTCTCTGGAGAAGAACTCAGTGAAGAGTTCCAAGACAAAGCAAGAACTATCTTCGAGGCTGCAATTAATTCACGTGTTGCATCTATCGCAGAAGATCTTAAGAAAGAAAACGAAGTTAAGATTAGCGAGGAGATCGAATCCGTTAAATCTAAACTCGTAGAAAGAGTTGATTCTTACCTTGAGTACGTAGCTGATGAATGGCTCAAGGAGAATGCACTTGCTGTTGAGCATGGATTAAAGTCTGAGATGACTGAATCCTTCCTCGCTGGCATGAGAAAGCTTTTTGAAGAACATTATGTATCAATCCCTGAAGATAAATATGATGTCGTCGAGAATATGGTCACTAAACTTGATGAAATGGAGACCAAACTCAATGAGCAAATTGAGAGAAACGTAGGACTAAACAAGAGACTCGCTGAGTCTACTGCAGACGGAATCGTATCTCAAGTGGCTGAAGGCCTTGCCTTAAGTCAGAAAGAGAAGCTCACAACACTCGCAGAAAGTGTTGAGTTTGAAAGTGAAGAATCATATCGTGAGAAACTGGAGACTCTAAAGGAGTCATACTTTGGACAGAGTGTTCAGAAAGAGACCTCAGAACAAGTACTCAATGAAGAGACACAAGCACAAGAATACACTGGTGCAATGGCTCAATACATGAGTGTCTTGAACTCAGTCAAGAAGTGAATTTAACATTATTAATCAATTACTAACTTCCTTTAATACTTACAGGTAAAGCAAATGTTCAATTCAGAACAGTTGCAGGAAAAGTGGAAGCCGTTACTAGAACATGAAGGACTTGATGCAATCAAGGATCCTCATCGTAAAGCGACTACTGCAGTCCTGCTAGAGAACCAAGAAAGATTCCTCAGAGAGGAAAGAGAATTTAACACAAACGGTACACCAGGTCAACTTCAAGAAATCACTAACGCAGGTAATGCTGCTGGTGCTTCTGGTGGATTTAGTGGTAGTGCAGCTGCTGCTGGCCCAACTGCTGGTTTCGACCCCGTACTTATTAGTTTAATCCGTCGTTCAATGCCTAACCTTTTGGCATACGACATTTGTGGCGTACAACCAATGAACGGGCCAACTGGTCTGATCTTTGCGATGCGTTCACGCTATACCAACCAGTCTGGAACAGAAACATTCTACAACGAAGTAGATTCTGCATTCTCTGGACAAGATAAGAATACAGACCTAACTGCTGGATTCACATCTACTAACGCTGGTTTCGGTACAGACGCACAACAGGGTACTAACCCATCCGTACTTGGATCTGGAGACGTTGCTCAGGCACTATACTCCACTGGTCAAGGTATGGTGACAGGAGATGCTGAAGCTCTTGACGGTACAGGCAACAATGCCTTCCGTGAGATGGCATTCTCAATCGAGAAAGTAACAGTTACTGCGAAATCTCGTGCGCTAAAAGCTGAGTATTCATTAGAACTTGCTCAAGACCTTAAGGCAATCCACGGATTGAACGCTGAGGCTGAGTTAGCAAACATTCTTTCTACTGAAATACTTGCTGAAATCAACAGAGAAGTTGTTCGTACAATCTACAAGGTTGCTGAGTCTGGTGCTCAGGCAAACACAACAACTGCTGGAACATTCGACCTAGATACAGACAGTAATGGTCGTTGGTCTGTTGAGAAGTTCAAAGGACTTCTATTCCAGATAGAAAGAGATGCAAACGCTGTTGCACAAAGAACTCGTCGTGGAAAGGGTAACATCATCGTTACTTCTGCTGACGTTGCTTCTGCACTAACAATGGCTGGTGTACTAGACTACACACCTGCTCTTAACGCTAACTTGAACGTTGATGACACTGGTAATACATTTGCTGGTACAATCAATGGTAAGTATCGTGTATACATCGATCCTTATGCTGCTTCAGGTGGTGGTGAGGCGAACCACTTCTACGTTGTAGGATACAAAGGTTCTTCACCTTACGATGCAGGACTGTTCTATTGCCCATACGTTCCACTACAGATGGTTCGTGCCGTTGGGGAGAACTCCTTCCAGCCTAAGATCGGCTTCAAGACCAGATATGGTATGGTTGCCAACCCATTTGCTGAAGGTACTACTCAAGGACTTGGTGCTCTTACACAGAACGCTAACCGTTATTACAGAAGAGTTAAAGTTACTAACCTTATGTAAGAAGAAAGGAGATATATCCTTTATTCAAGACTTCCCTTCGGGGGAGTCTTTTTTTTGTCTAAATATATTAGTTTAGCTTAAAATAATGACAAGCTTGATCGACCCAAAAAAATATACCAAGACACTTGACCTATTGAGGTCATTTTTTTTGTCTAAAGGTTTCTATGAAGTCCATACCCAGAATCGTTTGAGTATTCTTGCTGCTTGTGAAGATCCAGAAACAGTAGCAACTTACAACTACAGTGGTGATGTATGGCCTCTACCACAAACAGGACAAATGTGGTTGGAGTATGAATTACTTAAGAACCCAGAAGCGCCAGGATTCTTCTGTTTATCTACTTCATACAGAGCAGAACCAAATCCTGTGCCAGGCAGACATGAAACAATCTTCCCCATGTTTGA